TTAGTTGGTCCAGCAGAAGATGAAGAAGGTTTAGGTGGAGTATTTGCTGTCGAAGAACTGTTATTAGTATTTTGCAACTTTGCATTTTCTGCCTTAATTGCGTCAATAATGCTTTGCGCATTTTTTATCTGTGTTTGAGCAATATTGTATTGTGAGGTTAAAGGACTAAGTTGAGTATTAATTCCTAAAAGAGTTGTGTTAGTAGCAGGATTAAACCCTGGGTCATTTTTGTGTGCGTTGTAATACGCAACATAGGCATCTTTTAAAGGTTTCATTGCTTTTTCAGCATTAGCCAGTTCTAATTTAGCAGGGGCTAATTTTGTTCTAGTAACAATTTCAATAGTTGTAATGTTTTGAGCAATTTTCTTTTTCTTATCTGCAGCCTCTTTTTCTTTAGCACGTTGATTTTTTATAGATTGAGCCTGAGAATTGGCTTGTGAAACCGCTTTATCATATGCTGCTTGTGATGAATCAGCCATTATGCTCTTCCAATCATTGAAGTTTCATTGTCATGTTCTAAGTAATATTTAACTCTTTTTGCAAACTGCACTGCTTCTTCTTCAGATGCTCTTTCAATTTTTAGCGTTACGTTGACTGTATTATTACCAGAAGAAACTGATGCAGAAGGAACTGCTGCACCATACCCAGATGTTGCTCCACCAATACCTAGTTTTCTAGATGTGTTAACCCAAGCGTTTGACCAAGTAGTTCCGCTTTTAGAAATGTCATAAGCAATACGAGCGTTTACTGCTGGGTCATAAAGGCTTTCAGGACCAGTGTAACCATACTGTGCGTATTCTTTTAAGTATTTTTCATTTCTTTTAACTCCAAGGTCTCCAATCATATTGATTTGGAATAGTCCCATTGAGTAATCTCCAGTAGAAGCATTAGGGTTTAATGCACCAGGTCTGCCACCAGATTCAGCCCTAACTACCTGCATAGCCGTTTCTAAAGAAGCACCGCTAAAACCAGCACCCATTAAAATTTCTCTTAAAGAAGAATCGCTTAAAGAATCTTTGCTTCCTGTGTAGTTTCCGATTGTTAATGCTGCACCAGAAGTTGAAGATGTGTTTGTTGAAGAAGATGATTTTTTTGTTAAATTACCTATTGTTGGTCTTACAGTTGCATAATCTCCGAACAAAGAGGTAGTTCCACCAACTCCAGAAAGAATAGAACTTGGGTCTACTGGATGGTTTTTAGCATCACGCAATTCAAAATGAAGATGTGGTTCTTGAGCATTTCCTGATTTACCAGACTTACCAATTCTTTGTCCCTGCTTTACAGTGTCCCCAACTTTTACAGACTTTTCACTTAGGTGCGCATAAACAGCCTGAGTTCCATTGATGTTGTCAATCATTACCGATGTTCCGTAATCAGCGTTTAGGTTAACAGCAGATACAGTTCCATCGTATACAGATGTAACTGCTGTGCCTATAGGCATTGCATAGTCGACTCCTGTGTGACTTCCATTTGTTCCAGCCCAAGGAGAATCAGCAGAATTGTTAGTAGCGCCATAACCCGCAGTTACTGGAGCACCTGCTGCGGGAGAAGAACCACCAGTTTTATTTCTGTTAGACACACCAAAAGAAGAACCAAAACCAGAACTAGAACCACCGCTTGCTAGCATAGCAGCACCAGCAGCAGCCATAGGTATTCCTATGCCAAATTCAGATAGCGCAATTCCACCTGCTACAAGTGCTCCACCAAGAAGTGATTTACCTATTTTTCCAGCACCTTTACCAGCAGGTGTTCCGCTCACTCCTTGCGAGTAACCAATAATGTAACCAAGTGCATCTGCTGCGTGTTTAACCTGTCTGTTGAAAAACTCAACAGTGTCTGCAGCGTTTTCAAATCCTTTAATCATTTTTTCTTCGGCACTCATCATCACATCTGTAGTTGATGCGTTTAATCGACCTTGAGAAGTAAGGAATGTATTTTCATTTCCTTTTACTGGTGCCGCATTTTGTAGGTCTGGGTTTCTTCCAGAAGCAAGGTCAATCATTGCTTGATAAAGCATGGTTTGTTGGTCTGCGCTAAAGCCCATTGTTTGCAAGTTAGCGCCCAAAGCACCCATTTTGTAAGACTCTTGAACCTGTTTAACCGTGACATTTCTGCCGCCAGTCATATAGTTCATTAACTCTTTAGCAATTTGTCCTGTTGTTTTTTCCTTTCCAGTACCCATATCAAATGTGGTAATTCCGTATTGGAAAAGATTTGCTTGCATAGGACCAGTTTGGAATCCACCAATAGCAGCCGCTGCTGCTTCGTTGCTCATTCCAAGATACTTATAAGCCCCACCAATTTGCCCTGCAGCACCTAGATAATTTTGACTTCCTGGTGCATATCCCATTCCAGCAAGTATTGCTGCTACTTGTGCATCTGAACCTACTCCAGATAATCCGCCACCCATTGCACCAAAAGTTGCACGTTCTAATTGGTTGCGGTTAATTCCTGGAGCACGTAACCCTGCTTGGTAATAGCCAAGTGTGCGGTCCATTGTTGGTTGAAGACCTGGCATCATTTGATAAGCGCCAGAAGCAATTCCTAATCCAAATTGAACAGCACCCATAGCACCAAATGCTCTGGTGCTCATTCCTCCACCCATAGGAGGCATAGGTGGCATTCCTGGATAAGGGAATCGTGACGGTCCATATTGACCGTATCCTGGATAGCCGCCCATAGCGCTAAATGAAGCAAGGCTTGCAGACATTATGTTTTGCTTAGGACCAACACCGCCTGATGCAGTTGGGAAATGTGCAGCATCTGCACCAGTTCCAGGACGGTTTGCGCCTTGAGTCAAACCGTACTGACCACCTACTGTGCTAACAGTGGATGAAGCACTTGTCAACGCTTTTGTTGCAGCAGTGTTTACTTTGTTTAATGAGGCATAAAGTTTGTCAACTGTTTTAACAAGGTCGCCAACACCAGTAGTAAGTGACTTAATGTTGGAAACCATTTTGTTTGCCATCATTAATCCTTTCTACTGGTGAGTCTGGCTATCTCTAGCCAGTTCTTTCTTTCTCTATGAGACAACTCTTTAATCTCTGTTAGTGTCCAACCCAAATACTCGTTAGTGAGCATTGACCATTGCGCTAGTAGTTCTTCGTAAGAAATAACACTAGAAGCGAAATAAGGTCCCGAAATTAACGGGAACTGTTACCTCGCTTTCACAGTCAGGGCAGGTCACTGTTACTGCATCAAACTGAGGACCAACTAATCTTTTGTTGATTGCCTCAGTAAGTTTTCTGCGGTCAACAAGACCCAAGTTCTGTACTTGTAGTTTGCTGATTACAGGGGACTCATCAATCTTAAGTACTGTTCCTTCTAACAAAATTGTGTTTAATTCAGCAGCCGTTTTATCAGAGTTAAGAATCATTTCTTTCTGAGAAAGGCCAGTAGGTAGTTGAACAGTAAATACGTTCTTTTTTCCTTGAACTGTAAACACTCTGTCATTAATTGGGTCAGTCAAAACTTTCATTTTGATATCTTCATCAATGTCTATAGTAATAACCTTTACTTGATTGCAACCAGTGCAAAGTGTTTCAAGGTCAGCAGTTTTGCCAAAGGTAACTTTGAAGATAGCCAAAAGAAGAGCGTCACGGTCTCCTGAAAGAAGTTGGTCTAACATTCTTTCTGTGGCTTTCTCATCACCAATTTTTATTACACCTCGGTTGAGGATTGTAAGAACTGCTTTACCAATGCTTGATGATTTTGCAATCGCTTCTTCGTCGGTGCCGTTAAGTTCACGAACTTCTGCGACCGTGACTAACTCCCCAGCAGCATTGATGTAGCCGCCAGGGAGAGTCACGAACGTATCCGAAGGAGGGATAATGTTTACTTCTTTTTGCACAGGCTTTTCAGCCAGCGCTTGATTTACGAGATTGTTTGCCAATGCGGGATTAGCCGCTGCACTAATTGTTTTCGTCATTATTTTCCTTTGTTATTAGAAGGTGCCTGCGTCAGCCGTAAGTGCTGCTGCCCATTTGATGTCAAAGCCCTCGTGTACGAGAGTCATTTGTTCAACAAATAGAGCGTTATCACCTGCGTTGAGGTCAGAGTATGCCACGGTTGTAGGCCATGCGTTATACACGTGGAAGCGCATAGCGGTATGGTCTTTTGCTGCAGCAAGTCCTGCTCCAGCATTTGCATCTTCAGCACCTGCTGCAGGAATTGGATGAGATAAAACTTGAATCTCTAGGTCGCAACGGAAGTTCTGATTGACAGTACGAGTTGTGCTGCCTCCAGAAACGGTTGCAAAGAGATTTCGCATCCAGTCCCAATTTTCATATTTGTTCAACATAACACCACGTTGAAGCATGATTGGTGTGAAGGTTGACTGACCAGGAATCTGGTGAACAGTGGTGTTGTATCCGCCTTCACGGTAAGGGATAGAGTCAGTAGTAACAGACATTCCAGAAACCGATGTAAAACCAAAACTGGTTTTTAATGGGTTTAGAGAAGTGTTACTGCTGTCTTGAGGAATAAACGTAACTAAGAATCTAAAGTTACGTAATGGGTCGGTTGTTAAAGTCGACCGATTGTTGATAACTGCCATTTATGTTTCTCCTTCGGGTTAGTTCAGCGTCTTTTGGCTGAGGTCTATGACGATGAACTCTGCTGGATACTGGAGAGCCACACCTACTTGAATGTGAACTTCTCCGTTTGCAATCTGCTGTGCGGTGTTGTTTTCAGCATCGCACTTGATGAAGAATGCTTGGGCTGGGCTTGCTCCACGAAGACCGCCTTGATTACGATATTCGTTTAGGAAAACTCCAAGAGCGGTGCGAATCTGTGCCCACAAACGCTCGTCGTTGTTTTCGAAGATAGCAAACTCTGTAAGGTTCTTAAGGTTTTTACGGATGTAGATAAGCGAACGGCGCATGTTGACATACTTGTTTGCTGTGCCGTCTTGCTTCAAAGTACGTGCACCCATAACTGCAAGACCAGCGCCAGGAATCTGACGGATTGGATTTACAGGTGATGTGCTTGCGTTCATTGAATCGAGTTCTGAAGATGTAAAGGACTTTTCTACAGCAACGATTCCTTGGAGATTTGCTGCAATACCTGCTGGAGCCTTGAAGACACCACGAGCAGCATCAGTTGCAAGATACAAACCTACAACTCCACCAGATGGACCAACCTTACGAAGTGCACCAGCACCACGTCCTAGAGGGTCAGCAACAAATACGTTTGGATAGTAGACCGCAGCATTGCTTGTATCAGCAAGGCTTGCTGCAAACGAAATTGCATTAGCCACAGTTAGATTTGGGTCTGTATCGATTACAACAAATCCATTGTTATCTTCTGCCCAAGAAGTTGCAGCATCAAAAACGCTTACCACTCCTGATGCAAGAGCATTTACATCTGGCAAAAAGACAATCATTGGACGGTCAAATGAGGAAAAGCCCTCAAATACTGAAGCGCCGCCTGCTTTGTAGTTTGTGTAATCGGTTGCTGCAACAGCAGTTCCGTTAGAACCACCTGTAAGTGGATAGGTTGCAGAAGTCAACGATTGACCTGAGTAACCTGAATCTACTGTTACAGTAATGTTTGGAGAGACAATATTGATAACGGTTGGACCGTAATCACTTGATGTTGAATCGTCAAATACGATGTTTTCATAGCGCTCAAGAAGAATGTCATCAGTAACATCATTTGCTACACCAGACTCTTTGTACAGAGTTAGTGTGTAGGTTCCTGAAACTTGACCTGCTGAAAGAACAGCACGAAGGTTATTTCCATCTGTTCCTGCATTTTTTGCTTCAACATTTACTTGTGCTGCGCTACCGCTATCAACAAAATCAATATCTGCTTTTACAGCATTTGATGCAAGTATGCGCTTTACGTAAAGTTCTCTTCCGCCATTCTGGAAGAAAGAGCCAACTTGGAAAGTGGCTGGGTAAGAGGCGTTGTAGCCTCCAAAATACTTGGTAAATTCATACCAAGATGTAACGAGCGTTACTGCTTCTGGGCCTTGCGCAAAGGCTGCGACAACGGCACCAGCAGCATTTGCTGTTACGCCAGCAGGGATTGTTGCTGGCAGTAAGCGTTCACTTATGTAAACGCCAGGACGGGCATATGCCATGGTTTCTCCTAACTAGATTTGAATGGGTTCCTTATGGTTGTTGTATTGTGTACTCAATTGGTGTCCACTTTTCTCTGCCAATTACTTGGCTACCAGAGTCAACAGGACCCGTGACGGATACTTGCAACGCTTTGTACATCTTGTTAAAGGTTTCAGGCGCAATCTCGGATGAGACTCGCACTGTGATTGCGTTTACGAATAAACGCTTTCCTGATTCTGTTACATCTCGTTTTGAGATATCCAGAACATCCAAACGGCGTGTTGTTCCATAGACAGTATTTGGTCCTGTCTCTAGAGTGGCAAACCGTAATGGAATCTTTGTGTACATTAACTGCGCCAAAATCTGTCGGTCATGCCGAGGTTGGCGAGCATATGTTGTGATTTGATAGTCAATATTAACTGGAATTGGGTAATGAATGTGCCAATCTTGAGTCTCTGAATCGTATGCAGTTTCATCATCTGGACCAGTTCCAGGGTTTTGAATGTAGGGTGGTTTTACTAATCCACGATGAGCCCTAGAAAAATCTTCTGAGATATCAATCATGTCAATGGTTATATATGGGTATGACTGGCTACGGATTTCTTGGTCAGGCTGACCAAACCAAACTCCCACCTTACGTTGTGGACCTTCTTCTGTAACAGATTTTTGGTCAGTAACAACCATGTTCTTTAGAAGGTTGCGTAGGGCTTCGTCTTCATCTAAAAGAAAATTCATAGGTCACCAAGTATTTGGCTCATACGGCCTGTAATTAAATTCTCAGCACCTGCGGTGCGGTTAGCAAACCTGCGGATAGCGGCAGTTGGTTGTGTATCTGGGGTGCCATATTCAAGGTCAAGGGCACGGTCTAAATGCTTCTCATCAACGTGAACATCAAAGGAGCCATTGCTGTGGGATACGTGCATTTTTCTAGAAACATCTGAAGGCCAGCCACTAGCGTGGGCTTCTGAGCGAAGGTGTGCGGTCATAAAATGTGCCGCTTCATTACTTGCGTGATGTAGCGCATCCTTAAAGGCTTTGATTTCTTTCATGCTTGAACCACCCTATAGGCAGCCGAAATACGCATAAGCAAAATCCCCTTTATGGAGCGCAAGTAGTGGGTACTACACGGATATCGCACGATATTCCGATGAGATAAGGATAGAAGAAAGGCCCCTACTTGAGGGGCCTAACTTGTTACTTCTTTTTCTTTTCTCGCTTCTCTTCTGCCTTTTCGCCCTTCTTGCCTTCCTTCTTCTCATGGGCTTTTTCTTTTGACTTAATGCCCTTGATTATTTTTCGGTCAGCCTTTAGGTCTTCTTGAAGAGTCTTTGGCTTTTTCTTTTTGCCGTGAGCCTTATCTTTCTTTTCAAACTCTTTTTTCTCTTCTTTGTCAAGTTTGCGAGTTAGGTAAGCATCCATTTTGTCATCAGACTTCTTGGTGTACTTACCCTTCATTGAAGGCTTCTTCATTTCTTCTTAGCCTTCTTTTTAGGGTCTTTCTTCATACCCTTCATAGCCTTAAAGTCATCGCCAGTAATCTTGTCTTTTGGCTCTGCAGCAGAGGC